GCAAACACAACTGGTCAGGATAACGTAGCTGTAGGTTCTCATGCTTTAGATGCTAACACTACTGGAAATTATAATGCTGCATATGGTCTGCACTCTTTAGGAACAAATACAACAGGAGAATATAACAATGCATATGGTAATTACAGTTTATTTGCCAACACAACTGGTGATAGTAACGTAGCTATTGGTTATGGAAGTTTATACACAAACTCAACGGCAGATTATAATACTGCTGTAGGTAGAAATGCTTTACTTTTAAACACAACTGGAGCAGATAATACATCCGTTGGTGCAAACAGTTTAGATGCCAATACTACAGGAGCGAACAACACTGCAATGGGTCGCAATGCTTTAGGAGCAAACACAACTGGAACAAATTTAGCTGCTGTTGGTGCTTATTGTTTAGATGCAAATACGACAGGTAATAACCAAACTGGAATGGGTTATAACTGTTTATCAAATCACACTACAGGATCTAATGCTACTGGCTATGGATTTGCTGCTGGATTTACAAACACAACAGGAGTAATAACTGCCGTAGGTTCACAAGCATTGTATAGTAATCAAACTGGTAATAATAATACTGCTGTAGGAGTTTCTTGCTTATATAGCAATACTGCTGATAACAATACCGCTTATGGTCATTCAGCTATGAACTCAAATACCAGTGGGACTCAGAATACAGCAATGGGAGGCTTTGCCTTAGATGCCAGCACTACTGCAAGTTATAGTGCTGCTTTTGGTTATCACGCTCTGGGAAGTTTAACAACCTCAGATTATAATGCTGCATTTGGTTCTTATGCTTTATATTTAAACACAACAGGAGAAACCAATACTGCTGTAGGTAGTAACGCTTTGTATAACAACACTACCGCATCAAGTAACACTGCTGTTGGGTCAGGGTCTTTAGCAAATAACACAACTGCTTCAAATAATACTGCCGTAGGAAAATCAGCTTTGGCTGCAAACACAACTGGTGCGCAAAACACAGCCGTGGGTCGTCAAGCTTTGCTAGATAACACTACTGGCAACTATAATATAGCGGTAGGTTATCTTGCATTAGAAGAGAACACAACTAGCTCTGCTCTTACAGCTATAGGTAGTTTTGCTTTAGAAAATAATACAGCTGCTAATAATACCGCAGTTGGATATGTTGCTTTGAGAGCAAATACAAGTGGAACAGCCAACACAGCTATGGGTGTTCAAGCATTGGAATCAGTTCAAACAGGTAATTATAATGCTGGTTTTGGAATGAATGCTTTAAAAAATAACACTGGAAGTAACAATACTGCCTGTGGTAATGATGCATTAAAAAACCATACTTCTGGCGGTAATAACACAGCAGTAGGTATCAATGCTTTAGACGCTAACACCACTGCAAGTAACAACACAGGTATAGGTGGGTTTGCATTAGACAATAATACAACTGGAGATGCTAATACTGCTGTTGGTGTTCTGGCATTAGATGCTTGTACAACAGGACATGGTAACGCTGCATTAGGTTATGATAGTGCAACTTCACTTACAACTGGAAGTAGCAACGTAGTTATAGGTGACGAAAGTGGTGGTGCTATTACAACTGGAAATAATAATATTTGTATTGGTCATAATGCAGAAACAAACACTGGTGATGCAGCAATACAAATTGTGCTTGGTACAAACGTTACTGCCACAGCAGATTATCAGGTTACTATTGGTAATGATTCTGTTGGAAAAATACAAAACTCATTCAATAACAATGCAACTTGGTCAAGAACATCTGATGTAAGATATAAAAAAGATATTTTAGATAATAATGATTGCGGTTTAGACTTTATAAATGATTTAAGAACAGTTACTTATAAATGGAAAGAAACAGAAGATAGAACTCCAACACACAAGGATAAAATGTATGGATTTATTGCACAAGAAGTAAAAGCATCATTAGATAAATTTAATATTACAGATTTTAATGGGTGGTCTGAAGATAAAGATGGAACGCAAGGAATATCATACGAAATGTTTGTTATGCCTTTAGTTAAAGCAATACAAGAGTTATCCGTAAAAGTCACAGCCCTCGAAGCAGGGTAAACTGTAAACAACTATTTTCTTAAAATCATGGAAGAAAAAACCGCAGATGAAATTGCAGCTATCTTTGCTGCTGCTGGCGATAGCGTTACTGTAATAGGTACTGCTAAAACATCAGATGAAACTGATGACGAATACAAAGATCGTGTTAAACGTAATGTAGAGCATCTTGAAATTATCAAGGCTTATAAAAAACTTGATGAAACAACTTCTATTTGGGGTTCAGAAGACTTTACTGCTATTGACAAAGCTATTGTTGATGGTAAAAAACTTTATTAAGCTATGACTAAAATAGAAGAACTACAACAAAGGCTACAACAACTTAGTCTTGAAAGAAATCAACTTTCTGTTTCTTATAACCAATTTACTGGTGCAATGATGGAAGTAGAACGTCAGATTGCTGAAGAGCAAAAGAAACTTGAAGTACCTGTAGAGGAAGAAGCTAATGCTTAAAGGAAATCAAAAAAAAATTGATGCCAACAAAGATGGCAAGATTAGTAAAAAAGATTTTTTATTGCTTCAATTAGCAAAGGCAAAGAAGAAAAAGAATGGAAATAAATCTGCCTGATTTACCAGATACAGATTTTATTCTCGTTCCACCTAAAACAATTTTTTATCCTCCGATAGTGGAAGAACCTTATCTAGACCCTCTACTTCTTCCAAGTCTGGAACAGGTAGAGTCGGGTTTGGGAGGTCAGGAATCTTCTGTTGAAGAAGAAAAAGCATCTTCAACGGAGGAAGCGTTAAAACTAACACCAGAGACAATACCGACAAACCTGCCAAACACCAAAGAAACTTTATCAAGTGAAGAAGCGATAGCTACCTTTACTATACCTTTCTATGGTGAAATGCCTATACCTGCACCAGAAGTTATAGCTTCTAGTGTAATCGCTGCTGGTACAGCTTCAGTTGCTAGTGTGGTTGGTGGTATTGCTATGCAATCAGTATTAGCTTTTATCAAGAAAACATTTAAGAAAATCTTTACTAAAGTTCTTAAAAAAGAAGTCGCAAATGTGAAAGAAAAGATGGATAATAACAAAGGTAGCTAGAGTTCACATACCTGTACTATGTGGTGTCTAAACTAGCTACTTAAATTTTTCAGAGTTAGCTTTTACATAACTTCTAATATTTATTACGTCATTACAGATATAAGCAAACTCTGATTTAGGATTAATCATATAACCTGATGCGTGGAGTTGTGAACACTTTAAAACTCTCACTAATTGCTTATCATGTATATTTTTGTCTAGTTCTTCTTTGGCTAGTTTTAGCTTTACGTCTGCTAAATCTTGACAGGTCTTATTATTAACTCCTAAAGGAATCATAAAAGACATCTGAAACCCCCAACCTTCATTGATACTATAAGTCTCACTACTAGGATTCTCTGCGTCATTACCTGTATAAAAAGGTGTAAATGACATTGTTGGTTGACTACATACTAAATTACCAAACTGCTGCTTACCTGTCATTCCATTATTAATATTCATATTCTGATTGATAATACTTGAATTACCAATCGCATTAGGTTGAGCCTGTACGTTTGTATCGCCTTCGGCTTTTGCTTTATTACTGGCTAAAGACAGACAAAGAAGTGATAACGCTAGTAGTCGTAATCGCATCATTCTGTGTGATTTGTTCTATTTTATCCCCTGCTGATCTTGTGGTTACTTGTAATGACCAATCAGCAGTAGCAGTATTGGGAGTGAAGATTGCATCTGAATGTGTTATACCACCAGATGAAGCACTTGTAACAGCAATGTTTGAAGCTTCCCAACTCGTTAAAGCTGATCCATATTTCTCAGTAACTATACTTCGAGTAATAGTTTGAGTAGTATTTTCAGTCCTGTTAGAAGAACCAGTACTCCACGTTGGTACTCCGTTTGCGTAACAAGGTGCAGCTATAAATAAACCTAGTAAGAGTAGTTTTTTCATTTGGTGGTTGCTTTAGGGTTCTTATTATCTACTATAGTATCTTTTTTCTTTTTTATCGAGAACCCAAGTGACGCAGTACTAGCTGAAAAAATACTTGCAATAAATGTCGGGTCAAAATCTACGATCTTTTTACCAGATGGCGGTTCGTAGTATGAAAGAGATAATAGCGTTGCCGACCACAAAAGTACGCAAACTTTTACAATGGTTTCAACTTTGCTTGGTTCTTGATCTTCCATGAAAAGTTAAGACTCTTGTTTAATACTAGCAATGTAGCTATGTTTGGAAAGTAACACAATAGTTATTATGCTGAAAATCTTAAAACCAATACTACTAAAGTTCTTTACCACAACTGCTGTAAAGAGATTAGTAGTCGATCTGCTTAGAGCTATCTGCAAACAAACTACCAACACGTTAGATGATCGTGCTGTAGATATGTTGGAGCAACAATTATTCCCAAAACTAAACTGATATGAACCACAAAGAATTTTTTAATGTTCTTATTGGTAATCCTCCACCCGAAGTAGAACTAGAAATAGAAATCAAATGCAGGGAGGTTAAAGAACTACCAGACTTTGTTATCAAAGATTATTGTTGTGATCTTGTAAAACACGTCAGGTTACAAGATATGCTGCTGATGTCTGCAATTATAAAAATCTCTGATACAGAAACTAAGAATTATCACCTTGAGAGAGAACTAAGACAATATAGAAAGCTACAAAAACAAGGATTCCTAGGTAAAGTTAGGTATGTATTATTTGGCAATACAACTAAAAAGTGATTATATTAATTAAAAACAAGACTAATCATGGATAAGAATTTTAAAATCCTAGAAAAGTTACATTTACTTCTTGCAAAAGAACTGACAGATAAAATTACAAGCGGAGAAGCAAAGGCAGGGGATCTAAACGTAGCTAGACAGTTTCTAAAAGATAATGGTGTTGAGTGCTTACCTGTAGAAAAAAACCCAATGCAAGAGCTTATGGAAAACTTACCAGACCTAGATGCTGTACCTTTAGCTGATCTATAAATGATCTTTAACTTTATAAAAAAGTTAGTTAAATACTATGTAGACAAATTAATTCATTGGTTGCGTATGCAAAGATTTAACTTTGAACTAGACAATGATATAAAAAAATATCACGAAAAATTAGATAAAAAAATAAAAAAACCACAAATAAAAGAAGTTGGCAAGTTTGGAGAAGATGGTTGGTCTATTTCTATTGGCAACCTAAATAAAAATAAGTAAATTGCAACCCCTACCAAAAAAATTACAAGACTTTAGATATTTCTTAATCGTTACTTGGAGACATCTAAACCTACCAGATCCTACACCTGTTCAGTTAGATATTGCTGAATATCTGCAATATGGTGCAAGACGTAAAATCATACAGGGATTTCGTGGGGTAGGTAAGAGTTGGATTACATCTACCTATGTAGTGTGGAGACTTCGTATGGACCCACAGCTAAAGTTCTTGGTCGTATCTGCAAGTAAAGATAGAGCCGATAACTTTACCACATTTACTATGCGTCTTATCAATGAGATGCCAATACTTGCTGATTTGATCCCCAGAGATGACCAGAGAAACAGTAAGGTTAGTTTTGATGTAAAACCTGCACAAGCCGATCATGCTCCCTCATGCTCTTCTAGAGGGGTCTTAGGGCAGATGTCAGGAGCTAGAGCAGATGAAGTAATCGCTGATGACGTAGAAGTTCCTAACAACTCCTATACACAGCCTATGAGAGACAAACTTAGTGAAGCTGTAAAAGAATTTGAAGCGATACTAAAACCAAATGGCAAGATTACCTTTCTTGGTACACCACAGGTAGAAAATTCTGTGTACCTAACACTAGAAGAAAGAGGATATGAAACAAGAATATGGACTGCTAGATACCCAGAACTAAAAAACAACTATGGAGATAGACTTGCTCCTAAAATACAAAAAGAACTCTTAGAAGGGCTTGCAAAGCCGAAAGACCCTGTTGACCCTATAAGGTTCTCAGCACAGGATTTGATGGAACGTGAGGCTTCCTATGGTCGTTCTGGCTTCAATCTACAGTTTCAACTAGATACAACCCTTTCAGATCAAGATAGATACCCTTTAAAAATAAACGACCTAGTAATTGCTTCTGTAAATAAAGAATTTGCACCAGAAAAGATCATCTGGTCTAATAATCCCGAATATGTA